TGATTTTTGGGCATTCGGGAACAACTTCAAGAACTCGCTCTGGCGAGTCTTGACGGGGTGGTCTTTTGCCCACTTAATTACGATGTCAACATTCTTTTTGATTACATCCTCATCCATATTTTCGGCAATAGACGCGGCAAACCCGCATCTGCGTTTTAAGCCATTGAACAACGGGCAGGCTTCGCACCCGCCCTCTTTTAGAATCATCGTGCGACACATCCGAATGCGCACTTTTTCGTACTCTAATACGTCCATAGTCTCACTCCTTACCAATCTGCGTTTATAACCACAAAATCGCCGTTTTCTATGGCGCAATCGACCAGCGCCATAATGCTTACCCATTGGTATGGTTCGTATACTTTTACAAACTCTGCAAGGTCTTTCGCCTGTTCGGATGTGAGCGTCACATCATTACCGTAAAAATCTCGTTCCGGATCTATCTTGCGTATTTCATATGGCGCATAATATCCGATTTTTTCGAGAAACCTTTTCCAGACATAGCCGCTCGATTTCACACGGCCTCGGATTGCCCCTTTGATAGGTTTGCCGCAGTGCGGGCATTTGCCCACATCGTAGCGGGCGATTGTAATATCAAGTCCCATTACAAACACTCCTTATCCAGCCCGCGGGCTACATACTGCCCATAGGTCAGGCCAAGGGCGGCGGCTTCGCGGACGCATTGCTCAATAGGTTTTATGGTTTTCTTAAGGCAGGGATGCGCGGCGGGTTTCTTGCTTTTTTTCAAAACACCGGCATCCCTGCTGCGCTGGTAGGACGCCTGCGCGCTTTTGATATTGCGCTTGCGGATGCAGGAATCGCAATAGCGCTTTGTGGGCTGGACATCCCACATGATTTTCCCGCATGTCTTGCAGAATTTTGTTGTGGTCATAGCGGCTCCTTTGTTTGGGGTGCTTCAATTCCGATGCTTTGCAACGTTACCTGCGCCCAGAGGTCTGCAAGCTGGTCATTGCGGTACTCATTGTATTTATCAGCAACGGGGCCTGTCATTGCATCCTGAATCCGTTTTAGGGTGCGGGGAGAAAGACCGACCTGATAGCACGCCAGCAGACACAGATAGGTGGCGCGGGTAGCAATGTCGTTGCGCTCCTTCATGACAGCCTCCTGCGCACGGCTCTGGATGCCCTGAATTTTAGCTTCTGCATAGGCGTCTATGGCTTTTTGCATGGCCGGGGTGGGATGAAGTCTGGCTTTCATGTCTTTCAACTCTTTCCTGTTTTATATAATCCGTATTTTCTGACATCGCGGCGGATTTTAATTCCGCGCTCTGCATCTGCCGCGTCCGCCGCGGCATCTGCAAGCCGCTGTGCGCGGATTTTTTCAAACATGGCCGCATACTCGCCGTAGCGATTACAAGCGCTGTGGCAATGCGCATGGCGGTCTGGGCAGTCTTTACACGGGCTGTTCATCGTCCAGCATCTCCTCTATGAAAATTTCGGTGCGGGGGTTGGATTTGTCGTACATCACGCGGGAGCCGTCCACGCTGGCGATAATCGTATAGTTATCATCTGCAATGATTTTGCCTGCAACTAGCACGTCGTGAGCGGCTTCTATCAAGTTTGTCAGGTCTGTACGTCTGCGGGTCGGCATGTAAAACACTGTGGCAACGCGATAGCGGCCCTCTAGTGGCTTTATCGGTTTTGGGTATAAATAAAACATAAGGCCGCCGCTTCGTACCGCTTGTAGGCCGCGCTCTGGGCGATAAATGGCTTTCTGGTCTTTTGGTTGATAAGGATTCGCTGTGAGTTCTTTTTCGTGATGGGCGGGATGCGGATAATGTACTTGTAAATTTTAGCCATGTTCTGCACCTTAGAACGGCAAATCGCCCTCATCCTCAATCATAGCAAAGTCTTCATTGTTGCCAGAGGAATATCTAGGTGCTGCACTTTGCGTTGTGCGCTGTACGCTTTGCGTGCGCTCTGGGGCGGCTGCGGCGTTCTCTGGCGCGTTTTCCGTGCTAGGGCATATACTTTCCTTGCTTGACCCAAAATTCACGTTATTTGCCACGATTTCAACGGCTGTGCGGTTCTGGCCGTTCTTGTCCTGATACTGGCGGGTCTGCAAACGGCCATCAATCACAATAAGCGACCCCTTCTGGAAATACTTGCAGATAAATTCTGCGGTCCTATCCCATGCAACAACGTCCAGCCAGTCTGCCTGGCTCTGTCCGTTGGCATCCTTGCGCCCACGGTCGCAGGCGATGCGAAACGATGCAACACTCTTGCCCGTCGTAGTCTGACGCAGCTGCGGGTCAGCAGCAAGGCGACCCATAATAACAACAACATTCAGCATATTTTCACCTCAACATGAAATTCTTTCTCTATCGCAGTTTCCCAATATCGCCAGCTTGTAGCTTTCTGGTGCGTTATCGCCAAGCTGCGCCACGCCAGCGGAAAACCATTTCGGCAGCGGAACTCCAAGCTCTTTGTATCTGTCCCATGCAAGGCGCATAGCCCAGTTATCGGCGACGTTGTATGCGCTGTATTTGACAGCAGCTTCCCGCACCTCGCTTACAGTTGGCTTGAATCGGTGCGTTTTGGAAAGCTCCTGCACAGCCTTCAGCGCGGCATTGTAGGGAATGTCAGAAAGCGATGCCGCCCAAGCTTTCGCAGTTTCCTCGGCGTTCGTTTTGCTGCAAATGTTATCCCAGTAGTTCATAGCCAGCGACAGGAGCGCCGCCGTCTGCTGATAGGTCATCTGCTATGCCTCCTTTTGCGATTTCGCGCAGCTTTTCTTGTGTGGTTTTCATCTGCTGCCGTTGTGAAGTTCCTTTCTGCTGACTTCTGGCCTCTTTCTCGGCTAGATACGCCGCGCGGGTGGTAATTTTCTTTTGCAGGCAGTCGCGCAAGATTGCCTGCGCATAGCCCCACGAGCGCTTGTTGTTGATAGCTGCCTGATTGATTGCCTCGCAAACAAGGTCAGGCTCTACCTGTTCCAGATAGCCCACAATGCTATCAAATGCGGCACGAGGTAGTGCGCCAATGTTCTGCTCGTAGCAATCTACGCATTGTTGCCAGCTTTCGCGCGCTTGCGCGGTAGTCGTAGTAGTAATATATTCTATTTTCTGTTTTCTATTTTCTATTTTCTCTTTTTGGTTTTGTTGGGTTTCTTTGGGTTCTTCTGGGTTTTGTTGGGTTTCTTTGGGTTTTCTAGGGCGACCGCCCTTTGAACCGTTCTTCGCCTGCTTTTCCAAGAATTCATGGTCAATATCAATGTTTCGCCGCATTACAGGCCACAGAACACGTTCACTCCCGCTGAACTTTGGCGTTGCTCCGTCTAGCTCATAATCGAGCATTGCACGCACCAAACGCCCTACCTCAGCGTCACTGAGCGTCTCAAAATAGCATCTGTAATCGAGCCATAATTTGATATAGGCTGTTTTATCCATATTCAGTTGTCCTTTTCTTGATGGCAGTGCATATAAATGTATTCGGAATGCGCTGTCATATTCTGGTATAGCCAATCGTCGGCTTTCTCTTTACTTAGATGCTCACGCATCACGCGCTTTTCATACACATACTCGCCGTTGATTTTCTTCTCGGCTATACGGTCTTTGATGTCCGCTTCTGTGTAGTTAGCTTCCACAAGATAGAGATTATAGCCTTTGGCTGTTATGCCGTTCAGATTGCTCGTGTCGGTAGCATAAAACAATCTTTCAACAGGCGGCTGCGGCAGTTCCATGTGCCAGCAGCAGTTTTGCACATCGTGCTTTGTTTCCTGCGCCTTGATTCTGCACAGATTCTTGTAGTTGTACCAGCGTTCTGTTCGTATCACGTCAATCTGGCCCATTTTAACGCCAGCATTCACGAGGGCTGCACATAACCAAACACAACACGCAAAACGCAATGTAGGCCGCTCTCTGGCAAGCCTGCGCAGCGTGGCGGGGTTGAAGTGGTCGCCGTGGATGTGTGTGAGCAATACGAGCTTCAATCTTTTGTAATCGTCTGTCAGCTGAGAAAATGGAACGCCGCAATCAATCAGTATTGAATTTTGAATGAGTACGGCGTTCCCTTGGCTCCCAGTTGAAATTATCTTGCAGTCCATCTCACAGGCTGCTGAAGTCGATTTTCTTCGGCTCGGAAGCAGTGGTCTGGGCTTCAACGGCCTGTTCGGCTTGCGGCTGTTCAAGCTGCGGTACAGGCTGTGCAGCAGCTTCAAGGCGGACGTCCTTTGCGGACGCGACGCGCTCTGCAATAAGCTGGCCGTCGTTGTCATGCGTGATGGTATCGTCGTGTTCGAGTGCCGTTTGAATGTCAATACTCATAACGCCCCAGCGGGAAATCAGCTGCCGTAGCATGGTTTTCTTCGCCATATCATCGAAGTTCTTGTACCAGAACGAGCTGTACCTCCACATTTCGCTCTGCGGAACTTTACCGGCCAGCAGGTCTTCATAGCCTTTACGGCTGAAAGCCGGGCTGTAGGTGTCTGCATGGGTCATCATCTTTTCTTTGCTCCAATACAGAACCTTGCGGAAACCGTTCATGTACTCAAAATAAGCCATGTAGCCAACAGTCGGAAGTGCATCACGCACATCGTCATCCTCAATAAATTTGAAACGCGCCTTGCCGGTATCCGGGTCTTTGCCCATGTACTCGCCCTGCTTGATAACCATAACGTCAAGGTCTTTGTACTGCCCACTGCGTAAGGCAAGCTGTACATAACCTTTATAACCAAGCACAAACTGCGCCGTCGTGGTCTGCTGCCGTTTGTTCTTAAACGGTACGAGGTAGTACTGTCCAAGCTGCGGGGAAGGGGAGAGCTTCAAGCTCTCGCCCAGCAGCGCACCGGCCAGAATCGTACCGGCGTCGCATTCCTGCAAGGCCGGATTCACAGCGACGGCGCTCGTGATGCTGGCGGTGAAACTGCGGGCGCGGTCTGGGTCTCGCAGCGTGTTGTTGATTAGGTTCTGGTAGCTCTGCGTCGTAATCATAACGGAAAACTTCGGCTTTTGTGCCAACTGCTGATTAGATGTCGTCATAGCTCATACCCTCCTGCAAAATATACTGTTTCAAATTTTTCAACTGTTCGATGGTGCCGCGAACTGCGAACTTGACTTCGTAAACGTCCTGCGCGGCAGCGGGCGTTTCTGTAAGCGGTTCTTCATCGGGGACGGGTACTTCTTCAACAGGCGGCTGTACTGCGTCTGGCTGCGTCTCCTGCGCTTCTTCGATGGCCTGCTGTACCTTTTCTTCTGCCGCCTGCTGCTGTTCCAGTGCAGCTCGGCGCTCGGCCTCTTGCTGCTTTTGTAGTTCGATTTGCTCATGCCGGGCGCGAACGGTACTCAACGCCAGCGCAACATTCAGCGATTTTTTGTACTCAACCAGCAGTTCGGCGGCATCTTCATGGCGGGAAAGCTCCTGCACCTCTTCGGCGATTTTAAGAACCGTCGATGTAAGCGCGGTCTTTGTGCCGTTCACGCTGGTAGAAAGCCCGATTTTAAGGTTCATCTGCTCAAAACGCAGCCAGGGCAGATTATTTGCTTTGCAAAGCTCGTCAAAGTAGCTCTGTACGGCCTTGACCTTATCGGCCTTCAAGCCTGCTTCTACCTCATCGATGCGGCGCTTAAGCTCGGCATCTGCTTTCTTGTAGGGGTCGGAAATACAATCCTTGTAGACCGCTTCAAACTGGTTGTACGGTTCCATGATGGCTTCTTTGACCCGTTTGCGCTGTTCTTCCATCGCTGCAAACTCTTTGCCCAGTTCCGCGCGGATTTTCTTCACGTCGCTGCGCGTTTCTTCCGTGCAAACAAGCTGCATCGCTTCATGGGTGCGGGCTTCAACGTCGGATTTCACAAGTTGAAGATGCTCCTCGATAATGGGCAGCTGTTTCAGCGTAATTACCTGCATTTTATTTTCCATTGTCAAACCTCCATATCTTTGATGGTCTCCATGCTCTGGCACAAGCCAGCTTCGGCAGATAGCGTCAAGTTTCGCATCTGCTGATATTTGATGAAGTCTGGCGTAGAGCGGTCATGTATAATCTGTTGCATGGCCTGAAAGTGTTTCTGGTATTTATCAGGGGCGTTGTCCTTGAATGCGGTTCTCATTCTCTCGCAAGTCATCTTTATCCCTCTGCTGCAACCGCAATCGGGATGCCGAGCGCGGTCAAAACTGTTTTCACGTCCAAATCATCGTAGCGGTAAATCGCGCCGTCTAGGTCTACAATCTCGTCGCCATCGTAGTACGGTACGCCGTCAGCGTCCGTTCCGATCGGTTCATCATCATAGGGCGGGAAGGGGTTATCTTGATGCCCCCAGAAGCTGGTCATTCGGACACCTCCACAAGGTCGCCGTTTTTTAGCTTGTACCAGGTGTCAGGCTTGACCGTTACGCCGTCCACTTTAAAGCACTGCACATCTTTACGATGCCAGTTATAATTTTCATCTTTAGCCCATTCTGCCAGCACAAGCCAGCATCCTAAAACGCCTTTTGCTTTGCTTTCAATGCCAAGTGCAGCAGCAACGCTTTCTTTACCCGAGACATCTGCCTTGGAGTAGTCGCCCGTGTTGGTGGACGCGGAGTAGTTGCCCGTGTTGGTGGACGCGGAGTAGTTG